CCCGCTGGTATGCCCATGCCGACAATCTGGATGATTGGTTTCGGAAGAATACTAAAAAGCAAGGCTCAATTACCATCCCCGAATGACACCTGAAAAGCTGTGTCAAGAACTTTAACACCTTATTTCCCCCCAATTTCACCCCAATTTCACCCCAATTCCCCCGACACGGGCCAAAAACATCAAAACCCCATGTTATAGTGGTGCAAAAATAACACACCACTATATGCGGGGTTTTTTTATGGCCGTTCGAACGACCCTTGAGCAACTTGAAGCCGTACAGACCGCCATTCAGAAGGCCGAAGCGGCCCAATCGGTTAACCTGGGCGGCGGTGTTGGCCGGGCCAATGCCGACCTAAAAGCGTTGTATGAACGCGAAGATCAACTTTTACAGCGCTATGCCCGCGAACAGGGCACCGGACTTACCGTTAATCACGGCGTACCGAGGCGGGACTAATGATGGGTTTGCAGCAAATCGATATTTTCAACAAAACCATGGAAGCCGTGGCCGCCGTTGCGGGCCGGCCGCTGTTGTACGGCCCCAACAACAAGCCGCTTTTGCCGTCGGCGGACTACGCGTTTCGGCGGGATGCCGCCAAGCGTACCGGCAGTTTTAAAAACTGGGTGCCGCAGCGCTTGTTCGGCAAACAGTCCGAGGCCACGGACCGCGAAGCCGTTGTCAAGCGCTCCATTGACCTGTCCAACAACGATCCTCATGCCGCCGGCGTAATCGACACCTATGCGGCCACGGAAATCGGGGCGGGTCTTACGCCGCACGTTGCCATAGACACCGACGTTTTCGGTATCGAAAAGGAAGAGGCCCGCCGCATACAGATCCAGCAGCGCAGTTACTGGCAGTCATGGGCGCCGTTTGCCGATGCCGGCGGCCGCATGAACTTCGGCCAGGTCCAGTATTTAACCAAGGTTTGCATGATGCGCTACGGTGAGTTTTTTGTTGTTTTGCCCATGCTCAAAGACACGACCCGCCCGGGATCGCTGGCCTGCCAGGTTATCCATCCGCTGAGAGTAAAAACACCGGTTGACAAAATATCAGACCAGAAAATCCGCGACGGCATCGAGCTGGGGGAATACGGCCAGGCCGTGGCCGTATGGGTTAAAAAAAGCGGGCCGTATCCAACGGCGGACACATCTGCCAATTTTTTGAGAATCCCGGTAAAAAAAGGGCACCGTTTCAACATTTTACACGGCTTTATCTGTAAAGAGCCCGAGCAGGTCAGGGGTTGGCCGTTTTTTGCGCCGGTAATGAAGTTTTTCAGGGACTTAAATGATCTTTTAAACGCCGAACTGGTCAGCAATGTTGTTACGGCGGCGCTGTCTTATTTTATTGAGGTAAGCAGCGGCACCGATCCATACGACTTGGCAAACAACCTCAAAACACTAACAGACACCCGCACCGATTCCGACGGCAGCACCAGAAATATCCGCTACGAAGAAACCTACCCTGGCCGCATCATGTACGGCAATACCGGCGAAAAACCGCATCTGCTGGCTGCCAACCGGCCGGGAACCACATTTGATCCGTTTGTAAAAACCATAAAAAAATCAATGGCCATGGGGCTGAACATGCCCTACCCGGTTTTATTCAAAGACGTGGACGGCGTGAGCTTTGCCGGATTCCGCAGCGCCATGCTGGACGCCTGGCGGGTGTTTATGATGGAGCGCGAGTGGCACGGCGGTATGATGTGCCAGCCGATTTACAGCATGGTCCAGGAAGAGGGTTGGCTGAGAAACAAGGTCGATTACGGTGCAATATCTTTTTACGACAACATTCACGCGTTAACCCAGGCCCAGTGGCGCGGAGCGCCCAAAGGGGATATCGAACCGATCAAGGCGGTTAAGGCCGACCTGCTGGCCATAGAGGGTAATTTAAAAACCCACGAACAGGCGATCATCGAGCGCGGCGAAGATCCCAGGGCGGTTTTTGACAAGCTGGAAGAAGAAAAAGAGGACCTGGAAAACAGAGGCCTTTTGACCGAACCGGATCCGGCGGCCCAGGCCCAGCAAAACGAAGCCATAGCCGAGGGAGAGGAAGCGATAATAGCCCAAAACGAGGATGACGATTAGGAGAAAAGTTTCAATGCAACTTACCGATTTTACCAAGGGCAAACCGTGGATCATCCATCCGGCCTATCTGGAAGAGATGCTTTTAAAAATACCGGAAATGAAAAAAGCCGGCGATATGGCCGTGAAGTTTACCGAAAGCCCGGAAGAGCGCGATGATTTTATGCTCAAAGACGGCGCTGCCGTTATTCCGATCACCGGGCCGATATCAAAACGCGGGTCTTTATGGTCGTTTATTTACGGCGGGACACCGCTTTCGGCGCTGACAGAGGTATTTAACGAGGCCTTAACCAGCCCGGATGTGCGGGCCATCGTGCTGGACATCGATTCGCCCGGCGGTACCGTGGCCGGCACCGAAGCCTTCGGCGATCTGGTTTACAACGCCAGGGGCCAGAAGCCGCTGGTGGCTTTCGGCAACGGCATGATGACATCGGCCGCCTACTGGATCGGGTCCGGGGCCGACAGAATCATCATCGAGCAGACCACGGACGTGGGCAGCATCGGCGTGGTGATGGTGCACTGGGATGTTTCCGAAATGGATAAAGATATGGGCATCACGCGCACGGTGCTTTCCGCCGGCAAGTACAAGGCCCTGGGCAACAGCGCCGAACCGCTGTCCGATCTGGCCCGCGAAGTTTTCGAAAACGAGCTGGATTATGTGTACACCGTTTTTGTGGAAACCGTGGCCCGCAACCTGGGCACGGACGCCGAGACCGTCTTGAAAGACATGGCCGACGGCCGCATCTTTATCGGCCGGCAGGCCGTTGATGCGGGGCTGGCCCACGACATCGGCGGCCTGGACACGGCCGTTGAAACAGCGCTTTCCATGATACCGGAGAGCGACAACAATTTTTATTTTCCAGGGTTTCAATCCAAAAATTCAAACAAGGAGGATCATACCATGAAGATCGAGACCGTTGAGCAACTCAAAGAGGCGTTCCCGGAACTGGCCGAGAAGCTCATAAAAGAAGGGGCTGAAAGCATAGATATAGAACAGGCGGCAACCGATGCGGCGCAGACGGAGCAAACCCGCATCCTGGGCCTGGTCGATATTCAGTTCGGCGCGGATGCCGGCGAAATATTCAAGTCTATTGTGGATTCGGGCGTGAGCGTCGAGCAGTTTGACGCCATTAACGCCGCCAATCCGAAATTGGGAGAAGAAGAATCGCCGACACTCAAAGCTTTAAAAGAAGCCAAGGATGAAATGTTGAAGGCCATTAAGGAAGCCGGACCTGAAAACCCGGGAGCCGGACAGGAGCATGGCAATGAAACAGATTTTATGGCCCTGGTGGATGCGTATCAAAAAGAGCATAACTGCAGCAAGACCGAAGCGTTGAAAAAAATTGGCGCAAGCCATCCGGAGGCGCACAAGTCGTATCTCGAAAAACTGAAACCTGTGGGCAATGCCTAAAAACCGCGGCTAAAACCGTTAAAACAAGGAGGCAACATCATGACTAGGAGCGTAGTTACAGACGGCCCGAAAACATTTCAGGCCGGAGAAGACCTTGAAGCTTACCGGCGCGTAAAGATCGAAAGCGGGACCACCACGTCCCCGCCGGAAGTGGTGTATGCCGATGCCGGGGAAGCCCATATCGGGGTGACGTTGGCGCCGGCGGACGACGGCGATCCCATTGCCGTACAATTACATGCCAAAGACGGCACATTTTTCTGCGAAGCGGCCGAAGCGCTGGCCGTGGGTGCCAACCTCTACGGAGCTGATGACGGCAAGGTTCAGGATACGGCTTCGGGCACCGCTTTTCTGGTAGCGCTGGATGCAGCCACCGCCGCCGGGGATGTGATCGAATGCGCGGCTCATCCGTTTACAGCCACGACCGCGGCGTCTATTTCCATTGCCGACGCCGGCAGCAAATTTGCAAGTGCGACCGTGGAAGCGGCCCTGCAGGAATGTGCTGCAGCGGCAACCATCGATATTGCCGACGCCGGATCTTTGATTACGGGAACAACGGTGGAAGCGGCTCTGGCGGAGCTGGCCCAGCATATTCAAAGCGCCCAGGCGTTTTTGAATTTACCTCTGGGGGGTTGGACCGAGCAGGATGGTACCGCTTTGGCGGACTTTGCGGACGGAGATTCTACAACGCCTGGTTGGAACGCAGCGGACGAGAGTTTCGGAATTCGTTGGAACAACCACGCCAATCCTGACCCGATTTCAACCAGCGTGCCCGTACCGCCCGATCTGGATGCCTCCGCAGACGTGATCGTGCATATTGCCGCCGCCAAGGTGGGCGCTACCGGTGGGGATGCAGTGACCTTTACCATCGAAGCGTTTAACAATGCAGTAGGGGCGCTTTATGATGCAGATGCGGATTTCGGCGGCGCTTCCAGTGCAATGACCGGCGACGCTGCCACCAAAACGGTCCAGGAAGAAACACTTACCCTGGCCGCTGCGAACGTGGCCGCATCACCGTGCGTACTCACGCTGACATTGCAGCCGACAGACGGCACCCTGGGCACGGATGATGTTATCGTCCTGGGTGTCTGGTTGGAATATACGCGCCAAACCCTGACATCATAACAAGTGCGTTAAAATAAACCGAAAAAGGAGACGATAAAAATGAGACCAACGAGCGATACCGCATTACAGCGGCCGGATCTCGGAATAGCCGTATCGGAAACCATGCAGGCCGCCCCGACAATGGGGTTTATCGGAATGCAAGTCATGCCGATTTTCTCGGTGGCTGAAAGCAGCGCCGAATATCCGGTTATTCCCAAAGAAGCGCTTTTCAACCTGCTGGAAACCAAGCGCGGCCCCAAAGGGACGTACAACCGGGGGGAAGAAGAGTTTGAAAGCGGGTTTTACAAGACCGTTGAGAACGGTCTGGAGCGCCGCGTTGACGACCGCTATGCCGCCATTTACGGCACCAAGTTCAATTACGAGCTAACGATTGCCAACATTTTAATGGGCAACATTCTGCGGGCCCATGAATACCGGACGGCTGCCAAGATTCTGAATGCCTCTAATTTTACGCCAACTAATGCCACCACGGCCTGGTCAACGCATGCAGCCAATGTAATCAGCCTGGATGTGGATACCGGCAAAGAAACCCTGCGGGCATCAGGTATCATTCCCAATGCCCTTATTTTGAACTGGACGGCGTTTATGGATGCCAAACAAAACGCCGATGTTCAGGAAAAAATATATCAGATTTTCCCGGACGCTGCCAAAACCGGGCGCATCAGCATCGAGCACTTGCGGACCTATTTCGACATCGAGCGCCTGCTGGTTGCCGGATCGCTGTATGATACGGCCAAACGCGGACAGGATGCGTCATTGTCCGATATATGGGGCAGTCAATATGCCATGCTGTGCAAGGTCCATGACGGCGATGTGACCGAACCGTGTATCGGCCGCTCGTTTCTGTGGAACGAATCAGGGCAGGGCGGGCCGGACGTGGTTGTGGAAGAGTATTATGACAACACCGTGCGCAGCAACATCTTGCGCGTGCGACATGATACCGATGAAGCGTTTTTGGCATCCTACGATGAAGACAAGGCCGCCAAAAGCGAGATTTCCAAGGCCTGCGGATATCTGATCGACTGCACGGCTGCATCTTAAAAAGGGTTTTATCATGGATGCGGTTTTTGACGATACCTTGTCGGATATTCTCGAAGATGAGGGCGAAAGTGTCACCTATGACGGCGAACCGATCCAGGCCATTGTGTTGTACGGTCAGGATCAGGAGGGAGATTCGCTGTTCGATGTGATGGACCTGATTGTATCGTCATCCGATGTTTCCGATCCGACATACAGGATCACCGCCGTTGTGGATTCCCAAACCTGGTATTTCTGGAAAAAGATAGACGGCAACCCGGTGCTGAAAACCATGCGATTCCGGAAAGACGAAAGGCCGGTGCTATGAAAGCCCCGGCCGCGGATCTGATCTGGCGCAACGCCCTGCAGGTCAAAAAAGACCTGGACGCGGTGGAAAAAAAGCGCGTCAAGGCGGCCGAAGTGTCCGCCCGGGTTGAAGGTTTC